CAATGCCACCACAGGCGAACTCAACACGATGCTAGGTTATGCCGCTGGCAACGCCATTACCACAGGCCAAAAGAACACTGTCATTGGTGGCTACAACGGCAATCAGGGTGGCCTCGACATCCGCACATCCAGCAACAACATCGTGCTGTCAGATGGCGATGGTAATCCTCGTGGTATATTTGATGGCAGCGGCAACTTGCTCGTCGGCGCTACAAGCAAAACGAACGGTGACACACGGGCAGCGTTTCACACAACCACAAACGGTTGTATTGAGACTGACCGCAACAGCACCACAGCATATTATCCGATGCTGTTTTACAAAAACACTTCACTTGTTGGTAGCATTTATGCCAGTGGGTCGTCAGTTGCATACAACACATCCTCAGACTACCGCCTAAAAGAAAATGTAGTTGGTATAACAGGTGCAACGACACGCCTCAAACAACTCAACCCTGTCCGCTTCAACTTCATTGCAGATGCTGATACTACCGTTGACGGCTTCCTCGCACATGAAGTGCAGACCGTTGTGCCGGAAGCAATCACAGGCACACACAATGAAGTCGATGACGATGGCAACCCTGTCTATCAGGGCATTGACCAGAGCAAACTTGTGCCGCTTCTCGTGGCAACCATCCAAGAACTTGAGGCACGTATTGCCGCACTTGAGTCCAACTAGAGGAGTTACCGATGGACGAAATCACTAGCGAACAAATCGCACAGAACTACACCGCAATGGGTCACAGCGTTGACCTCATCAATGCTATCATCGCTGGCGAGGCTATGGCTGATGACGACGCAGCGGACAGGCAGGACTGTGTTGACCGCAACGTCGAGCATCTGGAGATTATGGTTGCAAAGGACTACTGGACCGACGAGGACATGACAGCGGTCAATGCTGCCATCACTGCTGGTCAGGGTTACACTGCGTCATGACTGAGGCAAATGTAGTCACCATCAACGGCGAAGAGTATGACGAGGCGTCCCTAGCTGACGACGCAAAGTACTTTATCGCACAAATCCGCGACTTGCAGGCCAAGCAGGGCCAGTTGCGCTTTCAGGCTGACCAAGTGCAGGCGGCTTTGAACGCAATGACCAACGCCCTGATTGCGTCAGTGAAGGAAGACACAGGGGAATAAAATGGAGATGTCCGGCCTCATCGACCTGCTAATCGGCCTCGTCATTGCTGGCGGGGCGTGGTTTCTTGGCGGCATAGCGCGTGAACAAAAGCGCATCGATATCCTGCTGAACAGGACACGGGAGGGGTATGCCACCAAGGACGAGTTGCGCGACGACCGGCAGAACGTGATGGATGCGCTGAACCGTCTCGACGCGAAGCTGGACAAGCTGATGAGCCGCGATTGATGTGGAGCCTGCGGTCGCCTTTGTGCTGTATGTGTTTCTTGGCGCAGGCGAGGACAGGCGCAAGGTGAGCGACGACCTTGCCTTTCGGGATTTGAATGAGTGCGTCTGGTACGCTCAGGCGCTTCATAAACAGGGCAGCCAGATCACGGCATATTGCTTGCCGAAGATGGTGCCACCAACGCGGAAGGTGTATTGATGATCGCAATGCCGATGATTGACCTGATACAGGTCGGGCTATTGCTGGCGATCCTAGTGCTTGTGACGAGGCGCTAGTGGTTGATCCAGTTACCGCCGCAGCCACAGCGGCGTCTGCCTTCAGAGTGATTAAGGCCGGGTTCTCGGTCGGGCGCGACATCGAGCAGATGGCGGGCGACCTGTCGCGCTGGATGGGCGCGCTCAGTGATCTCGACGAAGCGGAACGCCTCGCGAAGAACCCGCCTATATTCACACGCCTGTTCTCCGGTCAGTCCGCCGAGGCAGAGGCTATGCAGGTGTTTGCCGCGCGTAAGAAGGCGCAGCAGGACCGCGACCAACTCCGCACCTACATCCAGTACACAATGGGCCAGAGCGCGTGGGACGAGCTTGTGGCGACTGAGGCGCGCATCCGCAAGCAACGTCAGGAGACGCTGTACAAGCAGGCCGAGAGGCGTCGCAAGTTCATCGAGATTTCCGCCATCATCCTGTTCAGCGTCGTGACGCTTGGGTTCTTCGCTGTGATCCTCTGGCTGTATCTGGAGAAAAACACCTGACTATATCGCCGACCACAACTGGCCTCGCCGGAGAGTATCTGACGGCGGCGGCGATACTGGAGCTTGGCTGGCGCGTCTCACCGGCGCAGCAGGACAGCGTGGACCTTGTGGCGTGGAATGGCGACGGCGTATTCATGCGGGTGCAGGTGAAGTCGGCGCACCTGCGGAGGCAGAAGCATCATAACCCCTGCTACCAGTTCCAGAACGGGGCCGGGCGCGTGAAGAAGACGCTGCCCTCGCTGGAGCAGTTCGACATCCTCGCGCATTGCGCCATCGACGCGAGGAAGGTACATTTCCAAGCAGCGTGCTGCGTGAACCAGTATTCGCAGCGCCGGCCGCCGGGCTGGTTCGAGACGCCGGATCTGGAATTAGATAGCTGGGAAAAAGCGTATCAGATAGTGATGGAGACGCGCGATGGATAAGCTGATCGAGATGATCAAACACCACGAGGGTGTGGTGCCGCACGCTTACACGGACAGCCGTGGGTATCTCACCATCGGCGTGGGGCGTTTAATAGACAAAGAACTGGGCGGCGGGTTGTCCGATGACGAAATCGACTACCTGCTGGCGAACGACCTCAAGCGCTGTCAGGCAGAGGCAGAGACATACCCGTGGTTTGCTGGCCTCTCAGGGCCGCGTCAGGCGGTTGTAATCTCGATGCTGTTCAATCTAGGCAAGCCACGCTGGGACGGCTTCCAGAAGGCTCAGGCGGCGATTGAGGCGGGTGATTACGGCGAGGCTGCGTCGCAGCTTTTGCAGAGCCGCTGGGCCAAGCAGGTGGGCAAGCGCGCCGAGGATATGGCCGCGATGATGATAAGCGGAGAGTGGATGTGATCGTGTGGGACATGCACAACCGCACGACGCCAGAGCAAGCTAGGAGAAATAGAGATGATCGGAATACTGGCAAAAATCCTCGGCAGCGGGGATGTAATCAAGCAGGGCATGAGCCTGATCGACGAGATGCACACCTCGACCGAGGAAGAGGTCGCGGCGAAGAGCAAGGCGAAGACTGACCTGCTTGCGGCTTACCAGCCGTTCAAGCTGGCGCAGCGGTACATCGCGCTGATGTTCACGGCGATGTTCCTGTTCATTATGGCGAACGGCGTGGTCGGCGCGCTGTACGGTGTGATCGATATGGCGAACGTCGAGGCGGCCAAAGACTTCGCCGCGTCGATGTGGCTGGGCGAGATCATGCTCGGCATCGTCGGCTTCTACTTCGGCGGCGGCTTGGCGTCGAGCATCAAGGAGAAGAAATAAAAAAAGGCCCGACGGTTTCAAGCCGCCGGGCCAGTTTCGGAGGAACGCGGGATAACGCTCCCGCAGGCGATCACTCAAAGGGATCGTAACTCTTGGCCACCTCCTCGTCAACCTGACCCGCGCCGTCGCAGAAACGGCACTCCATCTCCTTCTCGTCGATGTAGCCACCGCGCCAATCCCCCGGCGCGGCGACCTTTATCTCGTACCACGCGACGCCCTTCCCGTCGCACTCAGGGCAGGTGGTGCTAGGCATCGACTTCAAGTTCCCTTGGGTCAACCAGCCCCTCTCGGATGTCCATATCCTCAAAGCTGTCGGTGTACTGGTCCAGCAGGTCGATCAGGATGAACAGGCGCTTCTGGATAGCGGTGAACTCCTCCTGCATCGGCGCAGCGCCCATTCCGGCTTCGTGGAAGCGCGACAGCGCGGCGTCAGCGCGACGCAGGTTTGTGCGTGCCTCGTCGAGGCGGCGCTTCGACTGATCGTCCCTGACGACCCAGACGCCGTCCTTATGCAAAAGTGTGTGTGGATTTTTCATCGTGTGTCTCCCTTCGATGATGGGCGGGGCCGAAGCCCCGCCGGTTGGTTAGTAGCCGGTCGCGGCCATTTCTTCGCGGCGGTTGCAGTCGACCGCAGCCGCCCAACCTTCTGAGGTGATCGCCCAAAATTCGCCCTGTCCCCAATCGTCAGGCTTCAAAGCGCCTTTTTGCGACAGGCTGGAAAGAACGCCGCGATACTCGCGCATCGGGAAAAGCTCGTTCATTTCCTTGACCGCAACGAACATATCCATATGCGGGTCGCTCTCGCCCCATTCAGCAACCTCGCCCGGATAGTCGGCGACGATCTCGCTGATCGATGCGCTCTTCGAGACCAGATGCGACTGCTCGGCATTGGCGGCGAAGATATGTGACATGATTGCGCGTTCGCGGGTGGTGAGGTCTGTATATTCAATCATTGAACTGTCTCCCTGTTCTAGAAATGTCCTACTCCAAGAAGATAAGGGGATATCGATCCAATATCAATACCCCCAGATCATTTTTTTTCACAGCACCTCAATCGCCCGGTGCGTATACTTGTCGTGCTTGATTGCGCCTCGCTTCGCAAGCTGCGCGATCAGCGCGTGGGCGGCCGTTCGGGATCGCCCCGTGGCCTCCGCCACCTCCCGCACGCTCGGCGCGTAACCATAGCGCCGGATGTGGCGGGAGATGTAGGCCAGCACGGTGGCCTGCTTCTCGGTGAGTGATGTCACGTCACGCCTCCTTCACGATCAGAGTTTTGGCGCGCACCTGCCGGGCAGGCTTCGCCTCGGTCGTCTTGGCCGGCTGCGCCTTGTAGTTACGCATCGGCCACTTGACGTAGTAGGTAGAGCCGCCGACCTCGACGCGCCCCTCCTCGTGATTGCCGAGCATCTCCTTGAGCATCGTCTCAGCCTCGTCGATCTCAGCCTCCAGCGCGCGCTTCTCCTCGCGCCGGTTGACCAGCACCTGCGTCCAGTGGTCCGCGTCCTCAATGCCGTTGAGGTCCATCGCCGGCGCGCCGTCATCGACACGGCCCCACGCCACGTTCGCGTCCTCGGACGACAGCGGCGGATACCAGTCGATATCACGCTTGCGCCGCTCGAACTCGTGGACCGCGTCCTCGATCTGCTCCTGCATGTCCGGGTCTTGCCGGTACAGGAATATGCGGAGTTCGGAGCCGCGATACAGGACGCACACAGCGCCCCACGATGCGTCGGTGACCATCATCTGCGCCTGTAGCTGCCACGGGCCACGGTGCGGCGCTGGCTCGTTCTCAGGCGACGCGCTGGTGTTCTTGGCCTCCAGCACGCCCAGCCCGTGCGTGTCCACCACGCCGCCCTGCGGCACATAGAGGCCGTTAGCCGGGTCGTGTTCCCACACCAGCGCGCCGTGGCCACGCCCGTCGAGCGAACACGACAGCGGCAGGTCCGGGTGGAAGCACGGCTCGTTGATGTCCACGTTGACGTGATCGAGGTCGAGGCGGTAGGCCGCCTCGTTCAGGATCGTGGGTTCGAGCAGGTCGCCGAAGCGCATCGCCTCGTTCTGCGCGAACCGCTCCGGCGGGTTGCCGGCGGCTGCGTCGATGCTCTCTTTGAGAAGCTCGTTCGGGGTCTTGTATGGCGACAGGCCGAGCAGCGCGGGGATGCGCGACGCGCTCATCATGTCGTCGGGGGTGAGTTTACCTACCATTTTTCTTTTCCTTATACTGTTGTCTTGTCTTGTCGTTAGGCACCAGCGGCGTGGTCAGTGCCTCCTCTAAAGTCCAGCCATAATGCAGCCTGCTCCTTACAGAGGTTCTCTTAACTCCATAATGATCAGATGCTGCGGCGAGAGTGGGGAACGTCTTCCCGCGCACCACAACCTCCCTGTAAAGGGGGTGCTTGATGACCCTCTCCTCTACCTCAAGCGCCTCTTCCAGCGTCCACCCATTCCGGTGGTAGCGCTGACGAAACACGTTGTCGCAGACGCCATAGTGTCGGCACATTTCCTTCTCGCTAGAAAACGTCTTGCCCCTAAAATCGAACCTGTTCCCTTCACGCTTCGGCCAAGGCGGCGCGGGGTCGAGACCTACTGCCTCCCGCAGCGTCCAGCCCTGTCGGCGCAGGCGAACACCTATCGTCAACTCATGAACTCCAAACGCATCAGATAACTGACCGAGGCCGTAGTATGATTTGCCATTGATGACATACTCCTTTTTGTATTCGTCGAGCGCACTGACGGCACCGCCCCTGTTCTGGTTGTAGCCGTTTGGGGCGAGGGTGTTCTTCTCTTCGATCCAGTACATCTCTCGCTCGCGCAACTGCTCAACAGTTTCCGTCCGCTCGATGACCTCGAACTGAAAAGCCTCTCGGCCAAAATCTCTGATGGCCTGCCATATTGAGGCGGGTCCGCCTTGCCCCTTTCTGGCTTGGCGAAAGTGGCCGTCCTTCCTGTGGGACATATGCTTTCTTGTGCTGCACCCCACATACTGCATGCCGTTGACGGTGTTCGTCGCGGTGTAAACAATCATCTCAATCTCCCTTCGATGATGCGCCCGGCCACGACAGCCGGGCGCTTTGGTTTAGGCGTTGTCGTAAGTCGCGCAACGACGCGGGACGTAAAAGTCTTCGATGTCCTTCCAGACCTCGTCCTCTGAGTGCCATTCTAGATTTAAGCCGTCGGGAAAGGCATCAAACCCGGACACCAATACCTCGTATTCGTAATAGGTTTCGTTGCCATCGTCGGCTGGCCAAGTGTGCCGGATGCGGCGGTCGATGATCCGCAGGTGTGGATCACCAAGAACCCGGAAGGGTTTGGCCGAAGCCTCATCAGATTGCGGCTCGTAGTCAAAGATGATGTCGCTCAGTTTCATCCTGCCCTCCTATGCCGCAGCTTCGAGGCGCTTGGCCTTGGCGCGCCAGATGCCCATCTGACGGCGCGACACAGTCACGCTGCGCGCCTCCTCGTTCAGGCGCTGCTCAAGCTGCGCCTCTCGATCACGAAGCGCATCAACTTGCGCCTTCATCGCGTTGACGCGGTCAGCCATATTGCGGTGGCTTGTGCCGACCTCATGCGTCAGCATCCGCAGCGCGGCATGCAGGCGGTGCGCCTCCGGCGTCATCGGCGCGCCAGTCATGACGCGCTCATCCATCTCCAGAAGCAGAGCTTCATATCGTTGCAAGTCCATTTTTCGGTCTCCCTTTCTAGTTGCCGATGTGGGCGATGAGCGCCCACCAAGTGTAGGACCGAGACGCCTCGATCCCGAAAACCCAGAGCCAGTCGATCCAGCCAAGGGTAAAGAGCAGCAGGATGGTCCCGCCGATGATGTCGTCTGCGTACTGCCTCATCACGCGGCACTCATCTTGATGGCGCGTTCGAGAACGCGACGGCGCTGGTCTTTGGTCAGGCCAGCAATCGGACCGAGAACCTTGATTGCCCACTGGCGCTCCATCTCGGCGGTGAACTCGCGTGGCTTCGGCTCGGATTTGAGGCCCAGCTTTACAAGCGTGTCGCGGTCGAGGTCTTCCATTCTGATTGTCATCGATTTGTCTCCCTTCGATGGTGGTGGGGGCGGGGCCGTTAGGCCGCCGCCTCTTCTTCGGTTGCATAATCTTGGAACTTGAGAACCGCGCCGCAAAGAGCGAACCAAGCCCAACCACCCTCGTGCGGCATCAGGATCAACGCACCGTTGGTGTCGTAGTCGCCGCCAACCATCCAGCGGTTGCCGACTTTCTTGGCGGTCATCTTTGCGCCGAGGTGAAAAGCTGTGTAGGTCATCTCTGTCTCCCTTGCGATGTGTTCTATCAACGTCCTAGTTGTACCACGACTATAATTTTGATATCAACAACTAAATCGCATCTGGCGACAACTTTTTTTGCGAGGCGCAAGTGGCTGATATCGAACAACAATTGCTGCGGCTGCGGGCATCGACCCGTCAGATGCTGCGCGAGGAACTCGAACTTTCTCCGCACCGTAGCATCTCGGCGCTGGCGGATGAGTTGATCGAGGGCGCTATCTTGGCGCGGCGCGATGAGCGGTTCCGGGCGGGGGAGCGTGACGATGGTTAATGGACGCCAGAAGGGCGCGAACGCAGAGCGCGAGATCGCCAAGATACTGCTCGACGAACTGGGCATGACGTTTAAGCGTGACCTCGAACAGTACCGCGCCGCCGACCACGGCGACCTAATCTGCGACGAGCCGTTCCCGTTCGTCATCGAGGTGAAGCGATACAAGTCAGGGTGCGCGGCCCAGCCCGCGTGGTGGGATCAGGTGTGCAGCGCGGCACAGGCGTGCCACAAGCAGCCGCTGCTCGTCTACAAGTACAACCACCAGCAGTGGCGCTGGCGTCTGCCGGCGCAGGTGCTGATCGACCTCGGTCACCCGCACGGCAACGTCGGCATGCGTGAGGATGTGACGCTCGACTGGGGCTATGCAGTTGAGATGGACACGCGCACCGCGATGACGATTATCAGGGAGGTGCTGGCTCATGCGTCCGAAGTACGAGACTGACTACGACATCGCCAACGAGCGCATCGTCGCAGACGCGCTGGCGAATATCGGCGTCGAGGTCTACAAGCTGCCGGTCCAGTATCGCCTCGACTGGCTGCTGCGTCGCGACGGCCAGCCCATTGGGTTCGCCGAGGTGAAGGCTAGGCGCTGCGACCTCAACACATACCCGAGCGTGATGATCAGCCTGTCGAAGGTCATGCACGCGAAAATGCTTACCGAGGCGACGGGCTTGCCCTGCCACCTCATTCTGCTTTACCGTGATGCCCTCGCGAAGCTGGACTTCGCGTCGGACTTCACGGTAAGTCCGGGCGGTAGGTCAGACCGAAATGATCCGCAGGATCAGGACGTCTGCGCCTACTACCCAATCGAGCGGCTGAATGTGATCAGCCAAAACAGTAACTGACGTTAGCGTTAAGGAGTTATCGAGCTATGGCGTTAGGATTTAATCTTGAGACTAAAAGCGGCGGGGACATCCTGCCAATCGTGAAGTGGGACGCCAAAGCGGGCGACCTCATCAAACAAGACCGGTATCAGGCATCTGATGGGACTTGGCAGAAGGATGAACAGGAACTCGGGCTTCCCCTACAGATCGGTATGGACTTGGCGAACATCGAGGTCGGGTGGCTCTCGTTCGCCGCAGGTGCGCCTGACTTTCAAATGGTCAAGGCCGGCGAGCCTCTCCCGGCACAGCCAAGCCCGGACCACAAGCAGGCGTTCCGCGTCCGCATCGGATCGACTAACCTTGGCCTCCGTGAATTTTCTCATTCTGCTAAAACTGTATTGCGTGCGATGGACGCTCTTTACAGTCAGTATGAGACGGAGGCTCCGGCAAATCCGGGCAAGCTGCCGGTGGTAACAATCGCCGGCACCGAGACCATCAAGATCAATTCGCCGCAGGGCGAGTTGCGTTTCAAGGTGCCGGACTGGTCGATCACGTCGTGGATCGACCGGCCAGAGATGATGGACGGAGGTGCCGTCGCTCCATCTGAACCCGCGCCGGCAGCGGCGGTGTCGCAACCTCCCGCAGCCGCAGCCGAGCCAACAGGTGCGAACCTGTTCTAGCGCGGTAGCTCCCGGCGGTGTTTCTCCCTTCGCCGCCGGGAGCGTCTACCCAAGGGGGGAAGGGAGACTTTCAATGACACAGAATATTGCGGCACACGCGGAAAGGATCGCCCGGCACTACTGGGGTGAGCCGAACGCGAAGCTGTCGATAAAGGGCAGGACGCTGCGCTGGGGCGCGAAGGGCAGCAAGGAACTCGACCTACGCAAGGGCGCTTGGTACGACTTCGAGGCCGACGAGGGCGGCGGCGTGATCGACCTCGTAAAACGCCACGGCAAGCTCGGCATCAGCGGCTCAGTCGCCGACGTGCTGGAGCGCGAGTTCGGCATACAGAAGCAGGCGCAGAAGGCGCTGGAGCCGAAGCAGTACATCCAGCGCATCTACTCATACTTCGACGCTGACGGCGCTGAGGCGTATCAAGTGTGCCGCATGTACCCGAAGACGTTCCGCCAGCGCAGGCCGGACGGACGCGGCGGGTACATATACAAGATGGACGGCGTCGAGCCGCTTCCCTACAACCTGCCCGGCATCATGCAGAACCCGGATCAGCCGGTGTTTGTTGTCGAGGGCGAAGCCTGCGCCGACGCACTCATCGAGGCCGGGCTGGTCGGCACGACAAACCACGGCGGGGCCGGCAAGTGGCTGGACGCGCACGCGCAGCACTTGGCGGGCCGTAACGTGATCGTCATGCCCGACAACGATGAGGCGGGTCTGCGGCACGCAGACAAGGTGGTTGCGTCGCTGTGGGGCAGGGCGGGGCAGATCAAGCGCGTCGACCTGCCCGGGCTACCGGATAAGGGCGACGTCGTTGACTTCCTGCGCGAGCGCACGCTCGGCGAACTGGTCGAGATCGTGCAGCGCACGCCGACGCTCACCGAAGCGCCGCAAGTCAGTGACGAGGCGGTGGCGGACGAGGACGGCAACGCGCTGGAGCCGTTCGAGACGCTCGATCAGGACGCGGTGTGGTCGATGCCGCCGGTCGAGTTTCTCGTCGATCAGCTACTGCCGGAGCGCGCGTTCACGATGATGTACGGTGCGCCGGGCAGCGGTAAGTCCTTCCTCGCCATCGATATGGCGCTGTCGGTCGCTCACGGCGTCCCGTGGCAGGGCTACGACACAAAGCAGGGTGGGGTGCTGTATATCGCCGGGGAAGGCGTGGCGGGGATGGGCAAGCGCTGGAAGGCGTGGTCAAAGCACAAGGGGCTGACCGACGCGCCGGATATGTATGTGCTGCCGCTCGCGGTTAATTTTATGGACGAGGACGAGGTCACGCGGCTGCTCTATACCATCGACAGGCTCGAAAAAGACTTCGCGATGGTGGTGGTGGACACGGTACACCGCTCGATGCACGGCGCAGAAGAGAACAGCGCGTCGGAGATGGCGCGGTTTATTGATGCGTGCGACACGATCCAGCGGCACACGGGCGGCACGATGCTCGCGGTGCATCACTCAGGCAAGAACAGCGCGCAAGGCGCGCGTGGCTCGAACTCGCTGCTCGGCGCTGTGTCCACGTCGCTGATGGTCGGTAAGAGCGAGGACATCGTGACGCTGCGCGTCGAGAAGCAGAAGGACGCGGAGCCCATCGAGGGCGACCTGCGGTTCAATATGCTGGTCGTGCCTGCGTCGATCTCCGAGACATCTGTTGTGTTGGAGAAGACCGACGAGGCGGCGCAGCGGAACCGGTCGGCGCTGACGTTTGAGCAGGAGATCGCGCTGGCGGCGTTGCACTCGGCGCTGATCGATAAGAAGGCGAAAAGCGTCCACAAGGACGTGTGGCACGCCTATCACATCGCTAAAGCGCCGGACGAAACGGGCGGAAAACGCCGCGACGCTCGAAATGCGCTTCAGAAGAAGCGTGTGATTGCGGTTGAGAGTAACATGTGCTGGGTTATCAATGGGTTAGAGGAAAATGTGTGATCGGATCACACGATTGTGTGATGATCACATGATCGTGTGATGTGTGTGATCACCCCTAGGGGATCACATCACACACACATGCACACACACAAGGGAGAAGGTAATGGCGAAAAGACAGAGAGTGCCGAAGGGCAAAACATCGAGGCAGTGGCGGTTCTATCCGTCAGAGCGAGACGCGGATAAGTGCCGTGCCGCGCTTGCGACATATGACGCGACGGTCAGGGCGCTGGAGGTGAGGTGGGGCATCGACCGACTGCCGCTTCTGGTTGAGGCGGATTTGCGGGATCGCTTCTGGGCGCAGATGAATGTGCTTAACGAGGCGCTGACGAAAGGCAGCGGCGTCGAGGTTGAGGATGCCGTCGCGGCTACGGTGCGAGGTATGCAGGCGCTGGAGCGCAGGGCGGTAGAGCTTGGGGCGCAGCCGGTGACGGGCGAAGTGTGGGAGGAGACCACGCCGACCGGCGCTGTCGTGGCTGTGTGCCGAGACGCAAGCGAGATTGCGAAGATACGCGACGACGGCCGGCTCGACCGGGTGTACTCGATGAGCGAGGTCGCGGCTATTGTCGAGGCGTGGGAAGAAAGCAAGTCCGGTCAGGCGGTGAACAAGGTGAAATCCCTGTTCGATGGTGCTACAATCGAGAGCGTTAAGCCAAAAGCGGTTGAGAGCGACCTCAATGACGAGATACCGTTCTGATGGCGGGCAACGAGAAATGGCAGGAGAAGATGAACATCCTGTACACCGATGAGGAGTATCAACTGCTCGGCAATCATGCGTGGGTCGATGTCCACACGCTGACGGTTCACATCATGAGGGGCAAACACGGCGTCAAGGTGGAGATATTCCCGGCAGCGCATGACGGCGTCAGCGACGCAATGGCGTCATGCGAGGCGAGATGGGAGAAGCCAGACGCGGCTCACAGGACAAGGGTGGTGAAGCGATATGTTCGATGAGGGTGACGGCAGCTTTGCGAAGTGGCTGGGGCGCGATTGCTGTCCTAAGTGTCATATCGGGCCGCTGAGGGGCGCTGAGGGCGTCAGGAGGTGCGGCTCGTGCGGTTTAGTGATTGGAGGTACAGATGGACAAGGTAGAGGCGCTCAGGGAAGCTATAAGCGCCGTGGAGGAACGTGGCGAGAATTATGGCGACGTGCGGGAGAACCATCAGCGGATAGCGTCTCTGTGGTCGGTCGTGCTTGGGCAGACCGTGACGCCTGAGCAGGTGGTATTGTGCATGACGTGCCTGAAGGTTGCGCGGCTAATCGAGACGCCAGATCACGAGGATAGCTGGGTCGACATCGCTGGCTATGGAGCGTGTGGCGCTGAGGTGGCAACGGAGTGGGACGACGATGGGTGACGTGATCAACCTAGAAGAGCAGGAGCGTAATTGGGTGCGCTTCTTCAAGGAGCCGTGGGACTGCGACTGGTGCGGTTTGCCCACAAGAGGCCGGGTGTATGAGGAGACGCAGACGGTCGTGTGCAGCGCCTGTCGCAAGCCATTGCTGGAAATAGACAGCGATCCGCAGCACTTCATCGCGTTCGAGGAGGACTTCGACTGATGGCGTACCCGAAGATTAAGGAAGAGGTTTGGGATGAGTTTCTGGAGCGCCTGACGAATGGCAGCACGATCACAGCAATCGTGAAAGACAAGTCGATGCCAAGCTGGACATCCATCTCAAGGAAGCTGGCAGCCGAACCTGAGTTCGAGCGGCAATATCGCTTGGCGCTGGAGTTCCGTGGCATGCTGCTTCAGGAGGAACTGGAGGACATCAAGCGCGACGCGAAGATGGGGATGGGCGATCCGCAGGGCTTGCGCCTTGCGGCGGATATCACGAAGTGGCAAGTCGCCCGTATGACGCCAAAGATTTATGGCGACAGGCAGCAGCTTGAGGTGACGCCGTCGAAGGGCGGGTCGTATCTTGAGGCGCTGACGCAAGTTAACGCGACTGAGCCGGTAGTGATCACAGACGAGAGAGACACACAACCGAAAGAACTA